AAACCCGATGCTACAAACAATAGTTTTATTATTAACAATAGGGTACACCTGTATAAATATTTATCAAAAGATTAAAAAATGAAATACTTTACTGAATCTGAATTTAATGAGTTTGAAAAAATGAATCCTGAACTTCTTGAAAAGCTAGATCAGCTAAGAGAAGCATATGGATACCCAATTAAATTAACATCTACCTATAGACCCCCTGATCATCCAATTGAAGCTAAAAAATCAAAACCAGGTGAGCATGCTTATGGTGCTGCTGTTGATATTGCTTGTGTAGGGGGAGAAGCAACCTTTAAATTAGTTAAAGCAGCTATTGAAGTTGGATTTACTAGAATAGGTATAAGTAGAAAAAATAACTTTGTCCATGTAGGTATTGGGTACGATGGTGCCCCACCTATTACAATATGGACGTATTAGAATGGGAAACACAGCATCAAAGAAATATTATACAAAGAATAGAAAAACGATACTAGCAAAGCGTAAAGCTAGAAATCCCGGCTACTATTCTGTGTATTATTTACCAGAAGAAAATTATTGTGGAGTTACCAAGATGGATCCAGAATATAGAATGTCTCAGCATAAATGTAATGGAAAGAATATTGAAGATTGGAGAATATTATTCTGCAGTGAAGATCAAGCAGAGGCGTATTACCATGAAGCAATGTTGCATTCTGTTTTAGGGATGCAAGGACTTCTTAAAAACAATAAATAGAATTAAATGAAACTTATACGAAAAATAAGCATTGGTACAGATTATAAAAATGAAGCAATGCATTACTCTGTAGGTCAAGAAGTTTATGGTGGGCATAAAATATGCGACATATTAGAAGACGGAGGAGGCTACAAAATTTATATTACAAAAAACGAAGAGGTATTGCCGTGGAAGTTTTTTAATGCAAACATGGCTGTATCAATAGAATACAATTTAGATTATTAAATGAAATCACTTTTTAATTATATTATATCTACTGAATCAAGGTACAACAATAAAATAAATGTTGACCAAAAAGAATTAATACTTAATACAGAAATTAGCGAACGTGACTATATGTTTGTTAATAGAATAGGTGTTGTTGTTAACGAGCCTGCGTATGGAGTAACTTCAAAGACCCCTAAAAAAGGAGATACTGTAATTGTTCATCATAATGTGTTTAGAAGGTGGTTTGATGTTCGTGGAAAAGAAAAAAATAGTGGTAGCTTTTTAAAAGAAAATCAGTATTTTGTAGCTCCCGATCAAATATTTGCTTTTAAAAGAAATGGTAAATGGCATTGTCCAGATGATTATTGTTTTGTTAAGCCATTAACTAATAAAGATAAATGGGACTCTGAAACTGAACAAAAATTAAAAGGTGAGCTTGTGTATAGCAACAGTGAATTAAGTTCATTAGGGCTTTCTATTGGAGACGTGGTGGGGTTTACACCTGACTCAGAATATGAATTTGAAATAGAAGGTGATAAATTATATAGAATTTTATCTAATCAAGTTACAATAAATTATGGACAGGAGAAAACGAGTAATTGAAGCGGCCGAAAAAGCTTTAGTAGAACTTGAAAAAGTTATCAAACAGAATATAGATTTAGGTGAATTAGATCCAGAAAAAGCAAAAACAGCAGCTCAGGCAAAATGGGTAGCAATTGAAGACTCTTTAAAAATAATTGAAAAAATTGAAGAGCTAACAGAAAAAAAATCAGAAAGCAAAAAATCAGAAGCTTTTATGGGTGTTGAAAATAGAGTTAAATAATGTATAAACAAACTTTATATAAAATACACACAGAGCACTTATCTGATAAAAAGATAAAGAATCATAATAAACATAAAAAGTTTAAATATGGTTATAATGAAGATTTAGATTGTGTAATTATAAGCAAAGATGGCACGCTGGGTGATATATATGAAATTCAAGGTCTAAAGGTAGGAATACCTAAAACTCCAAATAAAATAGATGGTGAAGACCTTAAAAAAGAAGATCAAGTATTTAGGCAAGTCTCCAAGCCCGCATCATTAAATAAAATAAGAAACTTAATTGATTTTAAAGAATATGCGGAAGATATTAAAGAGCAGTACTATACTTATATTGAAAATGAGTTTAATCATCGTTCTAATGGTTACTGGTTCATGTGCAACAATGAGCCTTGTTACATTACAGGATCGCACTATATATACCTCAACTGGACGAAAATTGACGTTGGAGCACCTGATTTTAGACAAGCCAACAGAATCTTTTATTACTTCTGGGAGGCTTGCAAGGCAGATAGAAGATCTTACGGAATGTGCTACCTTAAGAATAGACGGTCTGGGTTTAGCTTTATGGCATCCTCAGAAACTGTTAACTTGGCAACAATATCCAAAGACTCTAGGTTTGGAATCTTATCTAAGACTGGTGCAGATGCAAAAAAGATGTTCACAGATAAGGTGGTACCAATATCCATTAATTACCCGTTCTTTTTCAAACCAATACAGGACGGAATGGAAAGACCCAAGACGGAATTATCCTACAAGATCCCGTCAAGAAGACTCACGAGAAATTCAATTAAGGAGGGTTATAATAAGGAAGAACACGGGCAGGGGCTCGACACAACAATCGACTGGAAGAACACGGGAGACAACTCGTACGATGGAGAGAAACTACAACTCCTTGTACATGACGAATCGGGTAAATGGGAACGGCCGGACAATATACTCAACAACTGGAGGGTTACAAAAACGTGTCTTAGACTTGGAGCAAAAATAGTTGGCAAGTGCATGATGGGTTCAACATCTAATGCAATTGAAAAAGGTGGTGATAATTTTAAAAAATTATATTATAATTCAGATGTTACAAATAGAAACCGCAATGGCCAGACTGCAAGTGGATTATATTCTTTGTTCATACCTATGGAATGGGGATACGAAGGGTTTATTGACAAATTCGGGTATCCTGTCTTCGAAACTCCATCAAAACCGGTTGAAGGAATTGATGGCGAGCAAATTTTTAATGGAGTCATCGATCATTGGAACAACGAGGTTGACGGTTTAAAAAACGACAGTGATGCTCTTAATGAATATTATAGACAATTTCCAAGATCCGAAAAGCACGCTTTTAGAGATGAAACTATAAATTCTTTATTTAATCTAACTAAAATATACGAGCAAATAGATTATAATGAAGAAATGACTTTAAAGGGTTATGTGACTAGAGGTTCTTTTTCTTGGAAAAATGGAATAAAAGATACAAAGGTTATATGGTCACCAAATAAAACAGGAAGATTTAATTTATCTTGGATACCTCCTGTTTCTTTACAAAACAATATAATTATAAAAAATGGTATTAAATTTCCTGGTAATGATGGTCTCGGGGCCTTTGGGTGTGATAGCTATGATATCAGCGGTACTGTTGGTGGTGGTGGGTCTAACGGTGCTCTTCATGGATTAACCACTTGGAGCATGGTAAGTGATGTACCTAATAGTAAATTTTTTTTAGAATATATTGCTAGACCTCAAACTGCAGAAATATTTTTTGAAGATGTTTTAATGGCGTGTGTATTTTATGGAATGCCAATATTAGCAGAAAATAATAAACCTAGATTATTATATCATTTAAAACGTAGGGGTTATAGAGGATTTTCTATGAACCGTCCTGATAAAACAAAAATTAAATTATCTAAAACAGAATTAGAGTTGGGTGGTATACCCAATTCATCTGAAGACATTAGACAAGCACATGCTGCAGCAATTGAAACATATATAGAATCCCACGTAGGCAATCTAGGCGAGTCTCACGGTAATATGTATTTTCAAAGAACCTTAGAAGACTGGGCTAGATTTGATATTTCAAAAAGAACAGCGCACGATGCTTCTATTAGCAGCGGACTTGCTATAATGGCTTGTCAAAAACATTTATACCGACCCGTCGGTGAAAGAAAAACAAAAAAACTTGATTTTGGATTTTCTAAATATACAAATTCAGGATTAAGAAGTCAGATAATAAAATAAATATGGCAAAAAATAAAGGACAAATAACACAGTTTCCGAGTCAAGCCGTCTCAGATGCAGTTAAAAAATCTAAGGATTATGGTTTATCTGTAGCTAGAGCGATTGAGCAAGACTGGTTTAACAAGGATAACGGGTCCGGAAGGTATTACCAAACACGTGATGAATATCACAGGTTGAGATTATATGCCAGAGGAGAGCAATCAATAAGAAAGTACAAAGATGAATTTGCTATCAATGGTGATCTTTCTTATTTAAATCTTGATTGGAAACCAGTTCCTATTGTTCCTAAGTTTGTAGATATTGTTGTTAATGGAATGCAAGATAGGCTTTTTAGTATTAAAGCTTTTGCTCAAGATCCTATATCTACAGGTAAAAGAACAAAGTTTGTTAACAACATTCAAAGAGATTTAGCTGCAAAAAAAATATTAGCAGATATAGAAGCTGAATTAGGTGTTAATGCTCGTAATGTACCTGAAGAAGAGCTTCCTGCAAATACGGAAGAGCTAGAGCTTTTTATGCAATTAAACTACAAGCAAGGTATTGAAATTGCTCAAGAGCAGGCTATAAATAACGTTTTTCTTTCAAATAAATATGACGAAATTAAAAGCAGAATTGATTACGATCTAGCTGTTATAGGTATTGGATGCGCTAAGCATTCCTTTAATAATACAGATGGTATTAAGCTTGATTATGTAGATCCTGCTAATTTAGTGTGGTCATATACAGAAGATCCTAATTTTGCTGATTGTTATTATTTTGGTGAAGTAAAAAAAATAAAATTAAACGAATTAAAAAAGCAATTTCCATCTTTAACAGATGAAAAAATTGCAGAGTATACAAAAAAGGGTTCAAATTGGACAGACTATAATAATATAGGTAATACTAATGATAATGTTATAGATGACAATAACGTAGTTACAGTATTATATTTTAACTGGAAAACTTGGGAAAACAACGTATACAAAATAAAAGAAACATCTACGGGCGCTGAAAAAGCAATACCTAAGGATGATTCTTTTGATCCACCTAAAGATAAAAGAACTAGATTTCAAAAGGTTGCGCAAGCAAGAGAAGTAATATACGAAGGAGCTTTTATTTTAGGTACTACAGAATTATTAAAGTGGGAAAAGGCAACTAACATGATTCGACCATTATCTAATACAAATAAGGTAATGATGAATTATATTGCAAGTGCGCCAAGACTTTATAAAGGAAATATTAATTCCTTAGTATCTAAAATGGCGCCTTATGCAGATTTAATACAGCTAACACATTTAAAATTACAGCAAGCAATACAAAGAATGACTCCATCTGGTGTTTATTTAGACGCTGATGGTTTAGCTGAAATTGATTTAGGAAACGGTACAAGTTACAATCCACAAGAAGCATTAAACATGTACTTCCAAACCGGATCTATAATTGGGCGGTCTCAAACTGTAGACGGTGAAATGAATCCTGGCAAAGTACCTATTCAAGAACTACCTGGTGGAGGTGGCGGCCAAATACAGGTTTTAATAGGAGCATACAATCAGTACATACAAATGATGCGTGATGTTACTGGTTTAAATGAAGCAAGAGATGGATCTGATCCAGACCCAAAAGCTTTAGTAGGTGTTCAAAAACTAGCGGCTGCAAATAGTAATACAGCTACAAGACACATACTAACAAGTAGCATGTTTATTACAACTTCTTTAGCAGAAGCAATTTCTTTAAGATTTAAAGATGTATTAGAATTCCATCCATCAAAAGAAGCTTTTATAACTGCACTGGGTAGATTTACAGTTGGTTCTTTAGAAGAGCTAAAAGACTTGCATATGCATGATTTTGGCATATTCTTAGAATTAGAACCTGACCAAGAAGAAAAACAAATGTTAGAGGCTAATATACAAACAGCACTAGCACAAAAAAGTATATTTTTAGAAGATGCTATTGATATAAGAGAAATTAATAATACAAAATTAGCTAATCAGCTTTTAAAATTTAGAAGAATTAAAAAGCAACAGGTTGACCAAGCTCAAGCTCAAGCAGCTAGTGCAGCTCAAGCAGAGGCTCAAGGTCAAGCACAAATTGTTGTTGAACAAGCAAAAGCACAAGCAGAACAAATTAAAACAGAATCTAAAATTCAAGTTTCTACAGCTGAAAATGAACTTTCTATTAAAAAGATGGAAGTTGAGGCAAGAACAAAAAGAGAACTCATGCAATTTGAGTTTGATTTAAATGTTAGATTAAAACAATTGGAGTTGCAAGCGCAAAAAGAGCTTGTTGAAAAACAAAGTGAAACTCAAAAAGAAATAGCTAATACAAAAATTAGCGCGTCCAAAATAACTGGACCGCCTGATACAGGCAAACCAAAAAAGTCCTTTGAGTCTAAAGGCAATGATGTTTTAGGAGGTTTTGATTTATCAAGATTTGAACCTAGATAAAACTATTTAAATTATTTTATTATATACAATTATGGAAGAACAAGTTAAAGTTAATGTTGTAGAAGACAATACCCCTCCTGCAACACCACAAGAAAAAGAAGCTGCTGTTTTAGAACGGGCTATTGAAGAGGGTTCTGTTGATGAATCGTATGGTCTTCAAGACGACGGCGTTTACAAAGTAAATTTAGATAAACCACCAACACCTAAAGAAGATGCCATTCAAAAGCAAGAAACAGAGAGCGTATCTGTGGGCGATGGAGCCGAAGATAGCCCGGAAGTGGAC